ATCTTGAGCAACGGCGAGAAAGAGTACGTCTCCACCATTCAGAGCAATGCTGATATGGAACTGAAGATGGCTCAACGTGCCTATAAAGAGGCATACGATTCAGGAGACTCCGACAAGGTGCTGGAAGCCCAGCAAGCCTTGCAGGTAGCAAACCTGAAAATGATGCAGGTTAAAAACTTTCGCATGCCCTCTTTACAAGAGGAAGAAACTGCTGTACAACAGCAACCTGTGCAGTATCAACCTGCACCGTATGTACCCGAACCGGACAATAAAGCTGTGGCGTGGCAAAAACGCAACAGTTGGTTTGGACAGGATCGGAGTATGACGGCCTTTGCTCTGGGTCTACACGAAGACCTGCGAGACAGTGGAATAGAGGTTGGTTCTGATGAGTATTACCGCGAATTGGACAATACAATGCGCAAACGGTTTTCAGAGAAATTTGAAAGCCAAGAAGACAATAAACAAAGCCGCACAAGACCCGGCACTGTTGTTGCATCGGCAGTTCGTAGCACGGCCCCTAATAAGGTCAAGCTAAAGCAAAGCCAAGTAAATCTGGCACGCAAGCTAGGTTTAACGCCCGAACAATACGTGAAGGCACAACTTGAATTGGAGGCCCGCAATGGCTGATATCAGAGACAACAAACTCACACGCGAGTTGGAAACACGTGCGGTACAGGAACGTCCTAAGCAGTGGATGCAGCCTGAACTGTTGCCCGAGCCAGACAAGCAGCCCGGATACAACTACCGCTGGATTCGTGTTTCGACGATGAACAATGCTGACCCACGTAACCTTTCGGCCAAACTCCGTGAAGGCTGGGAGCCAGTTCCCGTCGAAGAACAACCCAAATTCAGACTGTTAGCTGATCCCAATAGTCGTTTTAAGGACAACATTGAGGTCGGTGGGTTATTGCTCTGCAAAACACCTGCTGAGTTTGTACAGCAGCGAAACGAACATTTCGCCAAAGTTACCCAATCTCAGACGGATGCTGTGGACAATAGCTTCATGCGTCAAAGCGATGCGCGGATGCCGCTCTTCCAAGAGCGTAAGTCCTCGTCTAGCTTCGGCAAAGGTACTTAAATTTTTTAAGGAGTCTTAAATGGCTTATCCCACCATCGACGCCCCTTACGGCGTTAAACCGGTCAATCTGATCGGCGGACAGGTGTTTGCGGGTTCCACTCGCAATCTGCCTATTCAGTACAACTACGGCACCGCTTTGTATTACGGTGATCTGGTTACTTTGTCTGCTGGCTATGTTGTGATCGCAACTTACCCTGTTAGCACTACCAACACTACTGTTGGCGTGTTCTTGGGTTGCTATTACACAAACCCCACGACTAAGCAACGTCAATACTCACAGTACTACCCAGCTAACGTAACTGCTGGTGACATTACTGCTATCGTCGGTGACGATCCTGACCAAGTGATGAAAGTCGCTGTCACTACTACCGCTGGTGGTACGACTATTGGTTCGGCTTCTTCAATCTTGGTTGGCGTCAACATGGCTGGCGGCACACAAACTGGCTCTGCATCTACTGGTAACAGTGGCATGTCGGTCGTCGGCGCGTCTGCTACAGCCTCTGGTGGCGGCTTCCGTGTGTTGAACTTGGTTCCCGATACACAAGTCAGCACCTCGGGCACATACGTGTCTGGTGGCGCTCCTACAGCAACTTCTGTTGTTGTGTCTGGTTTGCCAGTTGGCACCTTCTTGCCAATCGGCACTGATGTGTTCAACTTGGTTAATGGTCAGTTGCAATTCACAGGTGCTACCCTGAGTGCTGCTTCTACTGTGACAACCACTGGTAATACGACTCTTACCGTGACTGCTGTAACAACGCAAGTCGCCGGTACTGTTGTATTGGTCGAAACCCCCGAAGTGTTGGTTAAGTTCAACTTCGGTGCACACCGCTATTACGTAGCATAAGGAGCTTAAATCATGGCTATTTCACGCGCACAACTATTGAAAGAGCTGCTCCCCGGTCTGAACGCTTTGTTCGGTCTGGAGTATGCCAAGTACGGCGAAGAGCACAAAGAAATCTACGAGACCGAGACATCGGAGCGTAGCTTTGAAGAAGAAACGAAACTGTCTGGTTTCTCTGCTGCACCTGTCAAGAACGAAGGCTCCGCCATCGCTTATGACAACGCGCAAGAAGCATGGACTGCTCGTTACAACCACGAAACCATCGCTTTGGGCTTCAGCTTGACTGAAGAAGCTATCGAAGACAACTTGTATGACTCGTTGTCCGCTCGTTACACCAAAGCTCTGGCTCGTGCTATGGCTTACACCAAGCAGGTTAAAGCTGCTGCTGTGTTGAACAACGGCTTCTCTAGCGCCTACCCCGGTGGCGATGGCGTGGCTTTGTTTAGCGCAGCACACCCTCTGGTGTCTGGCGGTACTAACAGCAACGTCCCATCTACCCCTGCCGACTTGAATGAAACATCGTTGGAAAACGCTGTGATTCAGATCAGCTTGTGGACAGACGAACGCGGCCTGTTGATCGCTGCCAAGCCTTCCAAGTTGGTGGTTCCTCCATCGTTGCAGTTCACGGCAACCCGTTTGCTGGAAACTGAACTCCGCGTTAGCACTGCCGACAACGATATCAACGCCTTGAAGAACAATGGCTCTATCCCCGGTGGATATACCATTAACCACTTCTTGACCGACACCAACGCTTGGTTCCTGACTACAGACGTGCCTAACGGTATGAAGCACTTTGTGCGTTCGCCACTGGCCCAGTCTATGGACGGCGACTTCGACACTGGTAACGTCCGTTACAAGTCTCGTGAGCGTTACAGCTTCGGCTGGTCTGACCCATTGGGCATGTACGGTTCGTCCGGTGCTTAATTGATTGGGGGGCCTTGTGCCCCCCTTTCTTTTGGGGTATATTGCTTTCAATCCGGGCTTTCCGGTGCATTAGACAGTCCCCGGCTGACGACATACCGACTGATGCACTTAACTTGTATGTAAGGAACCATCATGGCTAATACCACGTTCAATGGCCCAGTTCGTTCGCAGAACGGCTTTCAATCCATCACCATCAGTCCAACCACTGGTGCGGTTACTGTTGACGCTACATTCGGCGCGACTTCTAGCGTAACCAACCTGACTACTACAAATCTGGTTTTTACTGACCAGAATCACCCAACAACAGCCGCTATCAACGCAACGGCTACAGCCACCGCAGCAGAAGTTGCAACCGGCTACATCACATCTACTTCAGCCGCAGCTACAACCATCACTTTGCCTACTGGCACTTTGTTGGGCGCGGCCTTGGGCGCTACTGCTGGTACTACGCTGGACTTGTTCGTTGACAACACCGCTGGCGCAAACACAGTGACTATTGCTGTTGCAACCAACGGTATTTTGTCCGCCGCTGCCGCTGCTGGCTCTGGTGCTGGCGCAGGTCTGTTGACTGTGCCCTCTGGCGTGACCGGCATTGGTTGCTTCCGCATCATGTTTTCTAGCGCCACTGCGTACGTGTTCTCTCGTATCGCTTAATCAACCCAAGGGGCTTCGGTCCCTTTTTTAAAGGAGATTGATTATGGCTAATATTGGAATCTGGCGTTCTATAACCCAAGTGGGTACGTATGAGCCGTTTGGCTTGCAGGTATCTCGCGGTCAAATTCAAGGGCACAGCACGGTCATCGTGTTTGGCTACAACCCAGATGTGGACACATCTGAAGAGACCGTGTGGCCCGATGGCGGCACGATCCCCCACCCAACTGTCGCATCCGTCTTGAAAATCAGCTCATCAAGCGCCGACGATGCCTCTGCTGGAACTGGTGCGCGTACTGTCTACATCGAAGGTGTGGACGGCAACTATGCAGTAGTCAGCGAGACGGTGACATTGAATGGTCAAACAGCGGTCAACACTACAAACTCGTATTTGTATGTGAACAACTTCTATGTAGCCACCGTTGGCTCTGGTGGTTCAAACGCAGGCAACATAAATGCTGGCACAGGCACAGTGACATCTGGCGTCCCAGCCGTGCTGTACGACATTATTGCAACTGGCTACAACAACCGCACCACAGGTCATTACTGCGTCCCCGCAGGCTATACAGGATACATGACTGAAGGTCTTTTGTCTGCTGGACAAGCCTCCGGCTCAACTTCCGTTACTGGCTTTTTGAGACAACATGGCCCCGACAACATTTTGCGTGTTGGCGCAGTTGCTACTGTGAACAACAGCGCCGCTGTGTTTATGTTTGAACAGCCTTACATAATTCCAGAAAAGAATTGTGTTGGCGCAACTGCGGTTGGTGCTTCGGCAAACAACGCAGTAAGTTCGTACTTCAACATCATCTTAATCCAGAACTACATGCAGGGTACAAATGGCTAAGTCACCAGCATGGCAACGCAAAGAGGGCAAGTCCGAAAAGGGTGGCTTGAATGCCAAGGGACGAGCTTCGGCCAAAGCCCAAGGCATGAATTTGAAACCACCCCAGCCCGAAGGCGGCTCCCGGCGCGACTCTTTTTGCGCAAGAATGTCTGGAATGAAGAAGAAGTTGACGAGCGAGAAGACGGCCAACGACCCGAACTCGCGGATCAATAAGAGCCTGCGGGCATGGAACTGCTGACATGGAACTGATGGTTTGGAATGTGGTTCTCTCCTTCGCATCGGCCTTGCTGATGTTTTGGGTGAAGGTGTCTCACGACGAAGTGAAACGCCTGAGTATTCTTTTGAGCAAAACTCGTGAAGAGAATGCTGAGAAGTTTGTGACCAAGAACGATATGCATGCAGACATCAACCGTGTTCTGACTCGTTTAGATCGGCTTGAAAGCAAGATCGACGACTTCATGAAGGAGCAGCGCAGTGCCCTCAGTTAGCAAGAAGCAACACAATTTCATGGCAGCGATTGCGAATTCGCCATCGTTTGCTAAGAAGGTAGGCGTCCCACAGTCCGTGGGCAAAGAATTTTCCAACGCGGACAAGGGCCGCAAATTTTCAAAAGGTGGTGATACTATGGCTACAGCAAAAAAAGTTGCTACATCCGCAATGGGCAAAGTTAAGACAGCGGCTCCCAGCAAAGATGGCGTTGCTGTCAAAGGCAAGACCAAGGGTACGCAAGTCAAGATGGCTGGTTCCGGTGTGCCTAATGGCATCGGTTCACGTGTGATGAAAAAAGGCGGAATGGCCAAGTGCTAAGGAGTTCAAAATGAGCGAAGCCGAAAAACAAGCCCGTCAAGAGCAAGCCGACCGCAAAATGCAAGAGGCTGCTACTAAGGCATACGACGCTGCCAGCACTACGCCCCCTAAACCCGCTGTCCCTGCAAAGAAGATGGCCAAGGGTGGTTCTGCTTCCTCGCGTGGCGATGGTATTGCTACCAAGGGCAAGACCCGTGGCACCATGATCGCTATGTGCGGTGGTGGTATGAGCAAAGGCAAATAATCATGATGGCATCCCGTGGTATGGGCGATATCCGCCCTTCGAAAATGCCCGGCGCTAAGAAAGTAGCGCGGCGGGATGACACTGATTTCACCCAGTTCAAAGAGGGTGGCAAGGTAAACGCCGCTGGCAATTACACTAAGCCCAGTTTGCGCAAGCGGATTGTGTCGCAGGTAAAGGCCGCAGCAACGCAGGGTACTGGCGCAGGTCAGTGGTCGGCGCGTAAAGCACAGCTTGTGGCCAAGAAGTACAAGGCTGCTGGTGGTGGCTACAGGGACTGAAATGAAAGCACCGCAGAAATCGCTCAAGGATTGGGGTGACCAGAAATGGCAAACCAAATCCGGCAAGCCGTCTTCTAAGACGGGGGAGCGGTATTTGCCCAAAGCTGCCATCAAAGCATTGACCCCGGCTGAGTACGCTGCTACAACCAAAGCCAAACGTGCTGGTAAAGCGGCGGGTAAGCAGTTTGTTGCCCAGCCCAAGACCATCGCAAAGAAAACAGCAGGGTATAGATAATGGCTTCAACCACCGGAACCACCGCCTTTAACCTCGACATGAACGACCTCATTGAGGAGGCGTTTGAACGTTGCGGCCAAGAGTTGCGTACGGGCTACAACTTCCGTACCGCTCGTCGTTCGTTGAACCTGCTGACGATTGAGTGGGCCAACCGTGGCTTGAACTTCTGGACTGTTGAGCAGGGCCAGATTCCTATGGTGACGGGTCAGGCCATGTACCCCATGCCAACCGATACGATCAACCTGCTGGACACCGTTATTCGCCAGAGCAACGGCACGTCTAACCAGATCGACATCAACATCAGCAGCATTTCCGAATCGACCTACATGAGCCTGCCAAACAAGTTGGCACAAGGTCGCCCAATCCAAGTCTGGTACAACCGCCAGTCTGGTCAAGAGAACCCCACTACAGTCACTCTGGCTGCTAACATTTCGGCCACAGACACCACAATCACAGTGTCCAATGCGGACAGTTTGACCACCTCTGGGTTCATCAAGATTGGCAACGAGACGATCAGCTACCCCAACATTGATCCGGTGAACAACCAATTGATCAACTGTGCACGGGGCCAAAACGGTACAACTGCTGCGGCGCACACTTCGGGCGCAGCCTTGACCATCCAGAATTTGCCCGCTATCAACGTGTGGCCCACACCTAATTCGCCCGGTAACCAGTACATGTTCGTGTACTACCGCATGCGCCGCATCCAAGATGCTGGCTCTGGTGTGTCGGTGCAAGATATCCCGTTTCGCTTTATCCCCTGCATGGTTGCAGGTTTGGCGTATCTGTTGAGCATGAAGCTGCCAGACGTTGATCCAAACCGTGTGATGGGGTTGAAAGCAGAGTACGAACAGCAGTGGGAATTGGCGGCAGCAGAAGACCGCGACACGTCCCCATTGCGATTTGTGCCGAGGAACTTGTTCTATGCCTAGAAAAGATTTGCAGGCACGTAAAGAGTACGCAGCTAAATACGCGGCAGAGAACGCGGATAAGATGCGGGCGTACTTTATTGCCTATAGAGAACGAAACAAGGCGGTTATTGCCGCCAAACGCGCAGCCAATGCTGAACAAAATCGTGAGTATGCAAAGGCTTACCGCAAAATTTCTAAAGACCGGGTATACGAAACCAAAAAACGATACGTTGATAACCACCGTGGGCATGTAAACGCTTATGCGGCTTCAAGGCGCGTGGGCAAGTCGCAACAAACACCAAGCTGGTTGACTGAATTTGATTTGCTAAAGATGCAGTGTATCTACTCAGTTGCCGCAATGTTGACCCGACACAACAATGAACCGTGGCATGTAGATCATATTATTCCCCTTAGAGGTAAATTTGTTTCGGGGCTGCACGTACCCGCAAATTTGCAAGTTATCCGGGGAGAAGATAACATGGCCAAGCATAATAGTTTTGAGGTGCAGCATGCCTAATCGGTTTGCGTCAGGTAAGTATGCGATTGCAGAGTGTGACCGCTGTGCCCAGCGGTACTTGCTCAAAGAGCTTCGCACACAGACCGTTAAGACCAAGCCGTACAAGGTAAAGGTTTGCCGCGCTTGTTGGGACCCAGATCATCCGCAGTTGCAATTGGGTATGTACCCAGTTAACGACCCACAGGCTGTGCGTGAGCCACGTCCTGACGTGAGCTACAACGTATCTGGCCAAAGTGGTTTGCAACTTCTGTTGACCGACAGCACGACTGAAGATGGGTTTGGTTACCCAGAAGCGGGCAGTCGAATTTTCCAATGGGGCTGGTCACCAGTTGGTGGGGCAAGCGGGTTTGATACGCTTTTAACGCCAAATAACTTGGTATTGGCGATAGAACTTGGTACAGTTACGGTTACAACGACATAAGGAGTCGATCATGGACAAAAAAGATTTGGCGCAAGACAAGAAGATGGTAGCTGGTGCCGTGCATAAGCACGAGAAAAAGCTGCATCCCGGTCAGCCTATGACCAAGCTGGCCAAGGGCGGCAAGACCAATGCCCAGATGAAATCTCTGGGTCGTGGTTTGGCCAAGGTAGCTAACCAGAAGAAGTCTTCGTTCACTTACAAAAAGGGAGCTTGATATGGCCACCTTTAGCAAGAAAATGATGGGCAAAGAAGTTGGCAATGCCAGCGTCTATGCCAAGCCACACACCGGCGCTGAAGCTGGCGTGGACATTAAGAACAGCGGCTACCAAGGCGGTAACCGTTTGAAAGCCAACGATGTCAACATGTCTGTGGGTAACATCAGCCGCGATCCCTACAAAGAACCAAAGACTTCTGGCATTAAGGTGCGCGGCACTGGCGCGGCTACTAAAGGCTTGATGGCCCGAGGCCCAATGGCTTGATATGAACTACGTTCAACTGTTCAACAACATTCAGTCGTACACGGAGAATACTTTTCCGGAGTTCACCGTTTCTGACGGTTCAACTGAGACGACCGCTGAACAGATTAACCGTTTCATTCAGCAGGCGGAACAACGCATCTACAACACGGTGCAGTTCCCCTCGTTGCGCAAAAACATGACTGGCAATATCCAGTCAGGCAACAAGTACCTCAAGGCTCCTGACGATTACCTTGCCACATATTCTTTGGCGGTAATTGATTCCACTGGTGCGTATGAGTATCTGCTGAACAAAGACGTGAACTTCATTCGGCAGTCGTATCCAAACCCCACGACAGATGTCGGCATCCCGAAGTACTATGCCCTGTTTGGTCCCGCTATTGTCGGAAGCGCCATTACAGACGAGCTGACGTTTCTTCTTGGCCCAACACCTGATACTGGGTATACGGTTGAGCTTCATTTCTACTACTACCCTGAGTCCATCACGACTGCGGGTACTTCGTGGTTGGGTGACAACTTTGATACCGTGTTGCTGTACGGTTCACTGGTTGAGGCGTATACCTACATGAAGGGTGAGCCAGACATGCTTGCTTTGTATGACGGCAAGTACAAAGAAGCACTTGCACAAGCCAAGCGTTTGGGTGATGGTATGGAGCGTCAGGATGCGTATCGTTCTGGTCAATATAGACAGGCGGTGACCTGATGGCTTTCACAGGTAACTTCTCCTGCAACACGTTGCGCACTGGCCTGATTGACGGGACGTTGAACTTTTCAACAGACACGTTTCGTTTGGCGCTGTACACCAACGCTGCAACCCTGAACCAACTGACTGCGGCGTATACCTCAGACGGTGAGGCTTCTGGTGGCAATTATGTTGCTGGCGGTCAAGTGGTCACGGCGACAGTTAATACCGCGCTTGGTACAAGCGGCAGCACCATTTACGTTAATTTTTCCAGCCCAAGCTGGACCGGAGCAATCACGGCTCGTGGGGCGTTGATTTACGACGTTACTACTGGCGCGGCTGTCTGCGTTCTGGACTTTGGGAATAACGTAACATCGACCGGAACTTTCACCGTAACGATGCCCGCTGATACAAGCACAGCGGCGCTCATTCGACTTGTATAAGGAACAAACATGGCATTGGTCACAACCACCAAAGGCGAAATGGACGAGTCTCTTCTTGAGAAAAAAGAAGGTTTCGTCGATAATGACAACGAGTACACGACTTGGGTTGAGTATTGGTTAGATGGCGAACTTGTGCACCGTTCAGCGCATGTTCAACTGAAAAAAGCAGTGACGTTCGCGGCTGAAGCTGCATCTTTTAATTAAGGAGCCTAACATGGCAAATACACAAGCAATGTCAACTTCGTTCATGAGCAAGCTCATGACAGGTACGCACAACTTCGGCACAGGCGTTATTCGCGCAGCCACCACTGCTGATACCTTCTACGGTGCTTTGTTGCTGGCAAGCGGCACATTCAACGCTTCTTCCGCTAACTACACTGGTACGGTTGGTTCTTCCACCATGTCGGGTGAAGTGTCTGGTACAGGCTACACCGCTGGCGGTGTGCCGATCACCAACGCAACAGCCCCGACTTTTACCAACACATCCGCCACTGCTGGTACAGCCTACTGGACTCCTTCTGCCAGCATCACCTACACAAGCGTGACTTTGAGCACCGCTTTTGATGCTGTGATGATTTACAACTACACACAAGGTTCGGCTGGTGCCTACCCTGCTGTGAGTATCCACACATTTGGTTCGCAGACAATTACTGCTGGCACGTTCACATTGACCATGCCATCGAACACGACTTCGACTGCTTTGATCCGCTTGGCTACAACCTAATAGGACTGGCGGGGTAACCCGCTAGAGTAGCCATGTTTGGAATCTCCGCATTCGCTGAAGCGCCGTTTGCCTCGCTTTCGGGGCAAACGGTAGTCGTCTCTCTTACCGGCGTCCAAGCATCGGGCGCGGTAGGAACAGTCGCGGTTTCGGAGAGAAGTTTTGCTCTAACTGGCGTTGAGCTGTACGGAGACGAAGGCGGAGTTGGTGAGTATGGAATTGGCGCGACCATCGTACACGTCGAAGCGTATGGGTATGTTGGTACGGTAGCGGTTGCAGAGAGAAGCATTGCGCTGACTGGTGTTGAGGCTTCTGGCGCGGCAGGGACGGTTTCTTTCACCCCAACCCCTACAGGGCTTGAGGCGATTGCCAGTGTTGGTACGGTTGGGTTAGGAGAGCGGCTTGTTGCCCTGACTGGTGTTGAAGCCTCTGGAGCAGTGGGCGATGTTACCGAACAGAACAACCCAACGGAAGACGGCGTTCAAGCTACTGGCGCAGTTGGCACCATTACGATGGGCGAACGGTTTGTGGCTATAAGTGGCGTGTCGGCAAGAGGTCAAGTCGGGACAATGGATGAGTTTTATTGGACGACAATTGATGACAGCGAAACGCCAAACTGGCAGAATGTCGCAATGACGGTGTAAGGATTAAATATGGCCCTCGTATTAGCAGATCGCGTAAAGGAAACCACGACCACGACTGGTACGGGGACGGTGACTCTGCTTGGCGCTTCCGCAGGGTTCCAATCTTTTGCGGCGGTTGGTAATGGCAACACAACCTACTACACCATTGCAGCACAAACTGGCACTGAGTGGGAAGTGGGTATTGGCACTTACACATCGTCTGGCACTACGCTGGCGCGTACCACCGTACTTTCTTCGAGTAACGCTGGCTCGGCTGTTAACTTTTCTGCTGGCACCAAAGATGTGTTTGTCACGTACCCATCAGAGTATTCAGTGAGCGCCACAAACAATCCCGGAACGTCTGGACAACTGCTTGTATCAAATGGCGTGGGGGTTGACCCTACGTGGCAGGATTCCACCGCTGCTAGTAAATCTTACGCACAAGCCATGCGGATTCTTGCCGATTAAGGAGACATCATGGCAGTAACCAACTTCTCTCCCCTTCTTGGTCTGGCGCTCCCAACCACAGGTGACCTGCAAGGTACTTGGGGGGCTACGGTCAACGACTCCATTACAAACCTTTTGGATTCGGCAGTTGCTGGCACGACCACGCTTTCTTCTAATGTGGATGTAACGCTCTCAACGACCAACGGCGCGGCCAACCAAGCGCGTAACGCGATCATTTTGTGGACTGCCAATAACGGCGCTACAACTCGCAACATCACAGCCCCTGCGCAGAGCAAAGCATACTTGATCATCAATGCTGGTACTGGCTCTATTGTGATCCGTGGTTCCGGCCCAACGACTGGTGTAACGGTAGCTTCTGGTGTTCGCGCCTTGGTGGCATGGAACGGCTCTGACTTTGTAAAAATTGTCAGTAACCCAGTAACGCTGACCACAGACGTATCCGGTGTTCTTCCTGCGGCAAATGGCGGTACAGGCTTGTCTAGCCCCGGTACTGCTGGTAACGTGCTGACTTCTACCGGGACAGGCTGGACATCATCCCCCGCGCCCGGCAGCACCAGCATTACCGCTGGTAAGTCAATTGCATTTTCAATGATTTTCGGTTTCTAAGGAGTCATCATGGCCAATCCAAACATCGTAGCTGTAACGGCCATTTATGGCATTACAACGTACCTCACCCCCAACGGTACAAGCGCACTCGTGCTGTTGCCTAATGCCGCGTCTTCTGGTCTGGTCTTTAAGATCAATCAGATTGTCGTGGCTAACGCTACAGGTTCCGCAGCCAACGCAACGGTGTCAATTTACACCAACGGTGCTGTAGCCCAGAACGGCACCCCATCGGGCGGTACAGCTTTCCCAATTGTGTCGGCAGTCTCCGTGCCTGCAAACGCATCGCTGATTGCTGTGGACAAGTCCACTGGTCTGTACCTGATGGAAGGTACTTCGATCACAATCACTTCGGGCACGTCCAACGCACTGACTTTCAGCATCTCCTACGAATCCATCGCAAGTTAAGGGGTAGCCCATGTCGATGCGCAACCAAGCTGGTATTGTTTTACCGGGATACAACCCGTTGAAGGTCGCCAACGCGCCGACTATTGGCACTGCTACCGCTGGCGCTAATCAAGTGTCTGTGGCCTTTACCGCGCCAGCGTGTGTTGGTGGCGGGGCCATCTCTTCTTATAGCGCGTACTGCACTACGACTGGAACCAACATTGCAACGGGCGCATCGTCGCCTTTGGTTGTGACGGGGCTGACTACCGGCACTGCGTATACCTTCAAAGTTATTGCCACAAACGCTTATGGTCCAAGCTACCCTAGCGCGGCAAGTAATAGCGCAACTCCGTTGCTTACGGTTAATTATCTTGTTGTTGGCGGCGGTGGTGGCGCGGAAACTGGCGGCGGCGGTGCTGGTGGTTTTAGAACGGGCACTTGTTTCCCCGTTATTTTTGGGACAACATATACCGTAACTGTCGGTGCTGGCGGTACTGGCGGTCTTGGATATTATGTTGCATCGTATCCAACCGATGGCACAAACTCCGTATTCTCAACCATCACATCTACGGGCGGGGGTCGTGGCGGCACAACAGACTCTGGAGCGCCTAATAAAAATGGGTTTACAGGCGGCTCTGGCGGCGGTGGCGCAGGTGACGGCGGCGGCTCAACTGGCGGTGCGGGCAATACTCCATCAACATCTCCTTCGCAGGGCAGTAGCGGCGGAAATGGAGTTCAAACATCGTCCCCGTATCCCGCTGGCGGCGGCGGCGGCGCATCTGCCGTTGGAGGCGCGGGGCAATCTAGTGCTGGCGGAAACGGCGGCAATGGAACGGCGTCTTCAATCACTGGCTCCTCAGTAACTTATGCAGGTGGTGGCGGTGGCGGCGCGGCTTATACAGGCGGCAGCAGGGGCACTGGAGGCACAGGGGGTGGAGGTGACGCGGGTAGTTCCGGCTCTAGGGCTGGCGTTAGCGGCACTGCAAACACAGGTGGCGGCGGGGGCGGTAAGTATGATTTCTTTGCCCCAGAAGTTGCGGGGGGTGCAGGCGGCTCAGGTGTGGTTATTATCAGCGCATCGCAAGCTGCCGCAGCAACCACGGGGTCGCCAACCGTAACAACTTCCGGTGGCAGAACTATCTACACGTTTACCTCTTCTGGTTCAATTACATTTTGAGGAACGTATGGCTCATTTTGCAAAAGTAGAAAACGGCATCGTTACTCAGGTTATTGTGGCCGAGCAAGATGTCATTGACTCTGGTTTGTTTGGAACAGGTTGGGTTCAGACTTCGTACAACACGCGTGGTGGACAACACCCGGAAGGACGCCCACTTCGTAAGAACTACGCTGGCGGGGGGTATACATATGATGCAACCCGTGATGCCTTTATTCCACCCCAACCTTATGCTTCTTGGTCTTTGGATGAGCAAACTTGCCTGTGGAACCCACCCACATCAAGACCTACTGACGATAAGCGTTACGTTTGGGACGAACCAACAACATCTTGGATTGAGGTAACTAATGCCTAATTTCTCAGGAATCTGGACAGTCACCCAGCAGATGCAAGCAAAGGGTGCAAGCACATGGCCTGCAACGCCCGGTGCGCCTACGATTGGTACGGCTACGGCGGGTTCTGGGTTGTGCGCTTCGGTGGCATTTACTGCTCCCGCTTGTACTGGTTATCCTGCGACCATTACTGGTTACCGGGTAGTTTCTACTCCCGGCTGCTTGACCGCTACAGGCGCATCGTCGCCATTGGTTGTCACGGGCTTAACCAATGCAACTTCTTACACATTCAAAGCGCAGGCAACAAATAGCACGGGGTATGGGGCACTCAGTGCGGCCAGTAATTCAATTACCGCATCTAGTGCAGGCTCACAGTCTTATACTTGTTCAGGAACTTACTCATGGGTGGCTCCGTCAGGTGTGACGGCTGTATCAGTTGTTGCTGTCGGTGCAGGTGGAAACGGTAAGCGTACTGGCAGGGGGGCAACTGCTGGAGGACTGGGGTACAAAAACAATATTAGCGTTACTCCGGGAAATTCGTACACTGTTGTTGTTGGCGCTCCCGCCGCAAACCAATCCGGTAGCTCTTATTTCTCTGCTGCATGCGTTGTGTCTGGTGGCGGGGGAATCGGTGGTTGTTTTTCAGGCTCCGGCAGCTTATTTGTGGGCGGGACGTACACCGGCGATGGAGGCGGTAACGGGGGAAGACCCGCACCCAATAACTGTTTAACTAATTTTGGAACGGGCGGCGGCGGCGCTGGCGGGTATAGCGGAAATGGAGGCACTGGCGGGTATGGCGGGTGCTGCAACCCATCGGGCAACGGAACAAGTGGCAGTGGCGGCGCAGGCGGTGGTGGCGGTGGCTCTTATAACACAGGCTGTAAAGGCGGCGGTGGTGGTGGCGGAGTGGGGATATTTGGAGCAGGTTCTAATGGCGCAGGCGGAAATTATCCATCTAATGGCGGCGGCGGAGGTAGCGGCGGCACAGCGGGTGGTAGTACCTCTACTACGGCGGGAGGCGCGGGCGGTGCATATGGCGCTGGCGGTGGTGGCTCTGGGCCTGCTACTGGCGGCGCTGGGGGAGTGGGCGCGGTTCGCATTGTTTGGCCCGGCAACACCCGCACATTCCCATCTACAAACGTAGGAGCACCATAAATGAGTATCAAACAATTTCCCGGTGGCATCGTCACCAAGAACCCAACGGCTCCAACAACTTCGTCGGCCAAGGGTATCTGGACTGTGTGCCAAGCGGCAAACTACGCCAAGCAAGGCATCTGGCCAAGAAGCCCCGGCGCTCCTACGATTGGCGCTATCAGTCAGGTTTCTGCGACCGCTGCTTCCGTTGCTTTTACTGCGCCATCTTGCACGGGCAGCAACGCCATCACCGGGTATACCGCAATTTCTTCGCCCGGCTGCATCACGGGGACGGGGGCATCTTCTCCTGTGACGGTTAGCGGATTGACAACAGATACGGCGTACACATTTAGGGTCCGTGCTACAAACGGTGCAGGCACCGGACCGCTTTCAACAGCTTCGGCCAGCTTTACCCCTACTCAGACCTGCGCAACATTTACTACTGCGGGAACTTTTTCATGGGTCGCTCCCACGGGGGTTACGTCTGTATCTGTCGTAGCAGTTGGCGGTGGCGGCGGCGCAACTCGGATACGTGGCGGCGGCGGTGCTGGTCTTAGGTATGTAAATAATATTTCTGTTACCCCCGGCAGTTCTTACACGGTTGTTGTTGGCGGAGGTGGGGCCGGATCAACTACTCTTTGCCTTAACGCAGGGAATGGGGGTAGTTCCACTTTTAACTCAACTACTGTTGTTGCGCCTAATGGTGTGAGCGGTAATTCTGGTAGCTCTAACCCCTCTACTGGCGGTACTGGCACTGGTGGCCAAGGCGGAAGCGGTGCTAGTAATAAAGGCGCAGGCGGCGGAGGCGCTGGAGGGTACGCAGGAAACGGGGGGACCGCAAGTAGCTATAGTGCCGGGGGCGCTGGCTGCGGCGGTGGCGGCGGCGCTGGCGGGTCATTTGCCGGTTTTGGATGCATTAGAGCCGGTGGCGGCGGCGGTGGGGTTGGTGTGTTTGGACAAGGTTCAAACGGCGCTGGCGGGGCGTCAAGTTCCGGTAACACCGGCGGTGGTGGCGGTGGCTCTTCTGGTTGTGCAGGAAACGGCGGCGCATCCTTTAACGGCGGCGCTGGCGGGGCGTTCGGTGGCGGTGGCGGCGGGCAAAACTGTTCTTGCGGATGTTTCGGCAATGGCGGCGCTGGCGCTCCCGGTGCAGTCCGTATCGTATGGCCCGGCAATACCCGCAGCTTTCCATCAACATGTGTGGGCGCTTAATCTTTAATCAGGAGAAACCATGAAACTTTACATCGAAACAGAAAACGGCCAAGTCAAAAATCACCCAGCGTTTGAGGACAACCTCATTCAAGCGTTTGGTGCAATCCCAGCACACTGGGAACCCTTCACCCGTGTCGAGCGCCCTACGCTTGGTGTCTATCAAACGATGGACTCTAATGAAGCTGTCTATGCCAAAGTAGATGGCGTTTGGACTGACGTGTGGTCTGTGCGCGAAATGACTTCGGAAGAAAAGACAGCGAAGCAACAGGCTGTTCGTGACGCTTTTGCCGCTCGTGATCAAGCTGAAAACTGGTCTGCTTGGACTTTGGACGAAGCCACTAATACGATGGTTCCCCCAATCCCACGTCCTGAGCCTGACGAAGCCAAGCTGGCGCAACGCATCATGACCTTCTGGTGCGGTGCAGATGCCAACTGGAAAGACACCCCAGTGCGCCCAGAGGGTGACTATAAATTTGACTTCATTGCTTGGCAGTGGGTTGCCGTCTGAGTACACTTGTAGCTCCACCAACCTAGGAGAAGCTCATGGCTACAGTCGCCAAGAAGAAGTCAAAACAAAAAGTGTGCAAAGCTGCTGAGTCAGTAGCTGAAGTTGTTCTTCAAACACAGCTTCAAGTTGCACACCATTTCCCGTGCCCAATCTACATCATTGAGCGCCCTGACTTTTTGGAGGCTGTGAACACCGTCTCCGAGGAAGCCTTGATTGAGTCCCGCAAGATGCAATCGCTAAACGAAATCTACCCCGTCTATATGACTGGCAGCTACTTTGCTGACCCCCGCATGGCCGGGTTCTCGGAGTTCGTTGGCGCTACGGCTTGGAACATCCTCAACGAGCAGGGTTACGCTATGCAGGACAAGGCGGTGCAGTTCACAGAGATGTGGACACAAGAGCACCACAAGCACTCTGCAATGGATGCTCACGTTCACGGGTTTGGCTCACAGATCGTGGGCTTTTACTTCCTTGAGACGCCAGAGGATTGCTCTCGCGTGGTGTTCCACGACCCCCGCGCTGCCAAGGTGCAGATTGACTTGCCCGAGCAAGACATGGGAATGGCCACTCCCGCCAGCAAGATGATCAACTTCACGCCCAAGCCCGGCATGATGATCTTTGCAAACTCATGGTTGATGCACTCGTTCACACGTCATGCTGCTGACAAGCCGATCAAGTTTGTGCACTTCAACTTGAACGTAATCCCCGCGCCTCAAGCGGCTTGCCCAATGCCAGCGGCAGAGATTGTATGAACACGTACCAGATCAGATTCAACAAAAGCCGAGGCCAAGCAGGTCGCGGTTCAATGGATCACGTCTGGCGCGTCTTTGAGAACGGCAAAGAGTACTTGTTCAAGAACTTGGACATCTCCGTGCCTGTCAAAAGCGAGAAAGATGCAAACGGTGTGGACTACAACATCGTGTGCAAAGGCTATTTAAGCATCGACCGTGATACCTCTACGGCCACCATCATGGCCGAGGAAGTTGCGCTGGTGTAGTTATGAAAGACTGGTTTGTTGCCTTTGTTGCAGCAGCCAGTCTGATGGGCACTGTAATTTGGTGCGCTTACGTTTTTTGGTGGATTTATGTTGGTTGAGCTTGCTGCCGCAAACGCGGCCTTTAATGTCATAAAGCAGGCTCTGGCCAACGGCAAAGAGCTGTCGGCGCTCGGCGGTCGAGTGTTCGACTACTTTGACAACAAGGCCAAAATCCAAGAGAAAGCCACCAAAAAGGGTGGTGGCTCAGACCTTGAAGAGTTCATGGCGCTGGAGCAGCTCAGGCAACAGGAAGAAGAGTTACGAGAACGCATGGTCTACGCTGGCCGTCCGGGAATGTGGAACGACTGGCAGCAGTTTCAAGCCCAAGCAGCCCGTAAGCGCAGGGAAGCCAAAGAAGCCGCAGCCCGTGAGGCAATCCTACGCAAAGAGCGTATGGAAAAATTGGTTGAGTACATTGCCGTTGGCATTGGGGTCGTTGTATTGGCTGGTTTGCTGATCGGCGGTCTTGTTCTTTACATGAAGCACTTGCGATGAGCGACGAGAAACTAAGCCCTAACTCCACACTCGACAAGGTGCTCGGGTATGTGGACTCGCCGTTTAAACTGTTTGCCATCCTTGTGATGGGTATCGTGGCGTTTGCTGGATACTTCTTGTGGCAGAACCAAGAGTTCATGCGCGATGCGTACCGCGAGTCAAAGAAGCTGCCCGAGATCAACACCAGCCGGGTCGATGAGACTTCAGCCATGCTGTTCAAGAAGACTGGGGCCACGGTGGTTGCGGTCTTCAAAGTCAATCCGCTGTTCAACTCACGGGTGCTGTACAAGGCGTACACCAAGGATGGTCGGGACAAGAGCATCGAGGACATTGACGTCGGTCTTTTCAGTCAGAACGCAGGCAACAACAATGACGTGATCGCGCTGATGACCAACCAGATTCCTTGCTCGGAATACCGCTACGCGCAGTCTGAGGTGGGCCTGTGGTACATCGAGAAGGGTGTGACGTTTACCTGCCGTGTGAGCGTGCCGCCAGACAGCCACCGCTTTGTAGGGCAGATTACCGTGGGTTGGGCAGAGCCACCACAAGACCTTGCGCAGACAAGATTCATGATGGAAATTGCTTCCGCCATGCTAACCAAAAGGGGAAACTGATGGCACAGTTTGAACCAGCTTTTGAGCTGATGATCCAAGACGAGGGCGGCTACGTCCTGCACGAGATTCCCGGTGACACGGGCGGCATTACCTATGCTGGTATTGCCCGCAACAAGAACCCGCAGTGGAACGGTTGGGCGCTGGTGGACAAAAAGGAGTTTGGCGGCGCTCTGACTGGCATGGTGCGTGAGTTCTACCGTGCCGAGTTCTGGGACAAGATGCGCGGCAACGAGATTTCCAACCAAGAAGTGGCAAACACCATCTTCAACTTCGGTGTGAACGCTGGCATGGGCATGGCTGTCAAGCTGGCGCAGCTTGTTGTTGGAGCCACCCCTGATGGCGGTATTGGTGCAAAGACCGTGGAGAAGCTGAACATGATCTCTGACGGCCAGCGTTTTAAGGAGCAGTACGCCCTTGCCAAGATCGCCCGGTACGTTGAGATTTGCAACAAGAACCCCGTGCAGGTGAAGTTCCTCAAGGGCTGGATTAACCGCACATTGAAGGGGCTGAAATGAGCTTGCTTGGCGTTGGATCAATTATCGAAGCTGTTGGCAAAGTTGCCGACGACCTGATCACCACCGACAAAGAGCGGATGGAGATGGAAATCGAGCAGCGCAAGCTCGACATTGAGGAGAAAAAATTAGATCAGGCGACTGATCTTGCTCAGATTGAGGTCAATAAGGTGGAGGCTGCAAGCTCCAGCGTCTTTGTTTCAGGCTGGCGTCCTGCCATTGGTTGGATCGGTGTGCTGGCTATGGGATACCAGTTTTTGGCGTACCCACTGTTCCAATGGGGATGGAAGTGGGCGCAAGCTACGGGCTGGGTGCCTGCTGGAATGGAGCCTCCTCCGGTACTGGACGCAGACCAGCTCTGGGTGATACTATCGGGTATCTTGGGCATCGCTGGCATGAGGTCTTTTGAGAAGACTAAAGGCGTTGCCAGCAAATAAAGGTGGCCCATGCCGTTACAAAAATTCCTGTTCAAGCCCGGAGTGAATCGGGAAAATACGCGCTACACCACCGAAGGCGGCTGGTACGAGGGCGACAAGATTCGTTTCCGTCAGGGCAATCCCGAGAAGATTGGCGGCTGGACTAACTTTGCATCAGGTGTTTTCCTTGGCGTCTGCCGTTCTCTGTGGAACTGGATCACCCTTGCTGGCGCAAACCTAGTTGGTGTTGGTACAAACCTCAAGTTCTATATCTTGAGCGGTGGCAATTACTACGACATCACCCCAATTCGCAAGACGGTCACATTAACCAACCCTTTTACGGCTACAAATGGTTCGGCTGTCATTGCTGTGTCTGAGGTTGACCACGGCTGCGCGGATGGAGATTTTGTCAGTTACAGCGGTGCTGGCATTACTGGTCTTGGTGGCAACATCACCGCCAGTGTCTTAACAGGTACATTTCAGATTACCTTTGTCAATGACGATGCGTACACCATAACGGTATCTGCAACTGCCAACGCAACAGACGCTTCTGGCTCCCCCGGTGGCGGCACAGTCGTAACGCAGTACGAGACTAATACTGGCCCCTCCTACCAAATTCCGTTGGTTGGCTGGGGTGCGGGCACATGGGGCGGCGGTACTTGGGGTAATGGCTCAAGCACCTCCTCTTCGTTACAGTTGTGGAACCAGCAGAACTTTGGTGAAGACCTGATTTACGGGCCACGTGGCCAAGGCATTTACTACTGGAGTGCCAACGTAGGTTTCTCTCCAATCCAGATCACAATTAGTATTGCGGCCCCCGGTGTTATTACCTTGCCAGCAGGGTTTTCATTCCCTGACGGCACAACAATCACGTTCACGTCCACGGGTGCTTTGCCTACTGGCCTGACGGTGGGGCAAGTCTACTTTGTAGTGAACTCAACAGGCGGCACATTCAGTGTGTCTACAGAAATTGAGGGCACACCGATCACCACGTCCGGCAGTCAATCAGGCACACAGCGTATTTCTCAGCGCGGTATTGACTTGGCCGATGCCGGGGATGCTGACACCCCGCTGTACCAGAACTACATCTTGGTGTCCGATGCGTTCCGCTTTGTATTGGTGTTTGGCACGAATGACTATGAGCAGACGTACCTTGACCCCATGCTGATCCGCTGGTCAGACCAAGAAGACCCGTACACATGGACTCCCCAAGCCACAAACCAAGCAGGTAGTTTGAAGCTGTCTCATGGTTCGTCCATCATTACAGCCGTGCAGTCTCGCCAAGAGATTGTGGTCTTCACAGATTCTTCTCTGTACTCGCTTCAGTACGTTGGACCGCCATTTGTTTGGACTGCCCAACTGATTGCTGACAACGTGTCTATCGTTGGTCCTACTGCCGCTGTCATTGCATCGGGTGCGGTGTACTGGATGGGCATCGACAAGTTCTACAAATACGATGGTCGGGTGCAGACTCTGAACTGCGACTTGCGCCGCTACATTTTTAGCGACTTTAACGTCCTACAAACCCAGCAAGTTTATGCTGGGACGAACGAAGGTTTCAACGAAATCTGGTGGTTCTACTGCTCGGCAAACTCTAACGAGAGCGACCGCTATGTGACCTTTAACTACGTAGAGAACGTATGGACCTACGGCACTATGGGTCGTTCCGCTTGGCTGGACTCTGGGCTGCTCCCCCGCCCCGTTGCTGCTACTTACGACAGCGAATTGGTGCAGCACGAAGATGGTGTGGATGCTTATGTGTTGGGCGAATTGACTGCCCTGCCAGCTTACATTTCTTCTTCTGAGTTTGACATTGGGGATGGCCACAACTTTGGCTACGTCTGGCGTATTGTTCCTGACTTGACCTTTACCGGCTCGTCCCCCACTGCCGGAACTTCTGGCTCTGGTGTTGCTTCACCCGCCGTAACTATGACGCTGTATCCCCTGCAAAGCTCGGGTTCTGGCACTGGAAACTCAGCGGCTGCGAACGTCACCAAAGGCTCCAACTACGTGATCACTGAAGAGTACACGGGGATTATCTATACCCGCGCTCGTGGTCGTCAGATGATTTTTAAAATCTCATCGGACCAAATTGGCACGACATGGCAGTTGGGTGCTCCACGAATTGATATTAAAGCTGACGGGCGCAGATAATGTCGATGCTACAAAACCGCTCATCCCCGAATATTCCCCAAGCTCCACGGGAATACGATGTTGCGTACATGAATGCGTTCAGTAACGTGATCCGGTTGTTCTTCAACAACATCAATACGGTCCAGCAGTTAAACTTGGCCAGCTTGAATCTGGACTTGCGCACGCTGCCCACTGACGCAGACCTTCCAAACTTAAGGTTTGGTGATGTGTACAGGGATACACAAGGCGGCACCGTGCAAACAGGCTCAAATGCGCTGCGAATTAAAGTGCCTGTTGAGCTGCTTGGCGTACAAGGTGCCGGGGCAGCAGGTAGTGTTGGGCCTGTTGGAGGCACAATCACTCGAAATTTAACTGGTGTTTCAGGGTCTGGTGCAGTTGGCACAACGACCCCTTAATACTAAAATGTGTCAAATCTTAGGAGCACCTAAATGCTGATCCCCAATAAATTCAACGGCTACTCTCGTGATGGCATCCGAAAATACAACATTGGTGGAGGTGTTGGTGAAGCGATGCTGCTTGGCGCAGCGGTGGGGGGTGGTTCTGCGGCAATCACTGGTGGCGACCCACTCAAAGGTGCGCTCCTTGGTGGCCTGACTGGCGGTGTTGGTGGTGGTATTAGCACAGCTCTTGCCCCAGAAGCGGTTCTGGCTACTGAGGCGGCTACACAAGCTGGTACTCAAGCGGCTACACAAGCTGGTACTCAAGCGGCTACACAAGCGGCTACACAAGCTGGTACTCAGGCGGCTACACAAGCTGGTACTCAGGCGGCTACTTCTGCATTCCCCGGAATGGGTGGTCAGACAGCCGCGCAGCAATTTATGTCTTCAGTAAATCCAGCCGCAATCGCCCCTACGGGTATTCCGGGCGGCACAATTGCACCGGGTGTTGGTAGTTTTGCCCCTGCGGGTGGTGGCATTTCAAGTCTGCCCACAACAGGCGGTACGTTTACTGAAGGTATGTCGCGGTTTGCCAGCGATCCAATGGCTTCTATAAAAGCCAATCCTTTTACCGCTGGTGCCGCTGGCTTGACTGGTGCGATGTACGCAAGAGAAGGAATAGAAGCCCCGGAAGAATATGACGGCCCACTGAAACGGTTCCGGTTTAACCCTGAGACGTACCGTTCTGCGCGAGGCTATGCTGAAGGCGGCATCACTGCTTTGGCCTCTGGTGGCTATGACCGCATGGTTGGTGAAGAGCCAATGTACCCATCTAATATGGCTTCTGGTGGTATCTCCAATCTGGGCACTTACTCCGATGGTGGTCGCATGCTCAAAGGCCCCGGTGACGGAATGAGCGACAGCATCCCCGGCGTTATTGGTGGCAAGCGCCCTGCACGTCTGGCCGATGGTGAGTTTGTGGTGCCCGCTGATGTGGTGTCCCATCTTGGCAACGGCTCTACCGATGCTGGCGCAAAACATCTTTACTCGATGATGGACAAGGTTCGCAAAGCCCGCACGGGCCGCAAAGCCCAAGGCCGCGAGATCAATCCACGTAAATACGTTCCGGCGTAAGGGGCAGACATGCTAATTCCAAACAAATACAGCGGCTATTCCTTTGATGGCGTACGCCGTTGCTTTGGCGGTGGTGGAGGTGGCGGTGGTGGCGGCGATGGTGGTACGGGGGATGCTGGCTCTGCCGCTGGTGGGGATGTTGGCCCCGGTGCTGCTGGTACAGGTAATGGGACCGCTGCTGGAGGAGGAGATGGCAGTAGTGCTGGTGGCGGGGGTGGGCCTAATACCCCTTACGTACCTCCAGTTGTGAATACTGGTGGTGGTGGTGGTGGCGGTTCTACCGCACCGACACCGTGGAACCCTACGTCCGTAGCTAGACAGCCTGTTTATCAGCCGCAGTACCAGAACTACAACACTGGTAACGCAATGAATGTAAGCCAGTACGGTCAGCAGCCTCCGTATGGTGGTGGGCTTTCCGGCACCGGTTTGGCTTCAACGATTGCGCAGGCGATTAATGGGCGGCAATCTACGCAACAACCCCAGATGAATTGGCAGACGGGCCAAATGACCCAGCCTGCGCAGCAAACGTCTATGTTTGGCGGTCAGATGCAGGGCGGGGGTTATGGTGACTATGGCATGAACAACCCGTTTAGCCCATACTCAAACTCGTTCCTAAACCTAGACCCAAACTTGAATCGGGGTACTCAAGCCGATAAAGCAAATGCGTACCGCAACGCTATTCAAAGCGGTTTTGGGGATCAGCAAATCTACAACCAAGCAACCGGGTTGTTTGGGCAGCAATCTCCACAGGCTTGGGGGCACTTGCAAGCCTCCGCAATGGGCATGACCCCTAGTGTTGGCGATACTGTCAAAAGCCAAACTGATTTTTATCAAAACGCCCGCAATCAAGGCTTTAACGACCAAACAATTCGCAGTGCCGCTAACCAAATATTTGGTAACCAAACCCAAAGCGACTGGAGTTACCTGCAAAATAAATCGGGTTACGGTGGTGGTTTTGGTGGCTACGGTAATCAGTTTATGCCACAAATGCAAAACCCATATAGCTATCAACCCACACAAGCAGCGACACCGTATCAATCGCCTGTGGCGCAACGTACATCGTCCGGCCCAAGCCAAGCGATTGTGGGCAGGTCTTCTCAAATGCGCGGTACGCCCAATGTGATGCGCCGTGCGGAAGGCGGCATTGCATCGTTGATGGATGATGAAGAATGAACCTAAGCATCCGCACTGTTGAGACATCTTTTGTGCAGCAGGTTTGGCCTATGGTCGAACCCTTCATCCGTGAAGCTCTGGAAAAAGGGGAAGACTTCCCTGACTGGGCGCACTGCTACAACGTGGATCACATGCAGATGTTTCTGACTTCTGGCCAGTGGTTGCTCCTTGTTGCAACGGACGAGGCTGGGGTTATCCACGGGGCGGCAACGGTGTCGTTTATCAACTACCCGCTGCACCGAGTAGCATTCATCACGGCTATTGGGGGCAAGCTGATCTCCAACCGGGATACTTTTGAGCAAATGAAGCTCTTGCTGAAACAACGTGGCGCGACGAAAATACAGGGATACGGACGGGAATCTATCGTTCGCCTGTGGAAACGCTACAACTTTGAACCGCGCAATACTCTCGTAGAGGTGCTGATATGAATTATTCCCGACGCCAGCTTGAAGCATTTGGTGAACCACTTGGTGAATCCGTTACCCGGCTGAAGCCCGGTGGGCGTGTCTATGGCGGTGGCGGCGGTGGCCCATCGAGTACAACAGTTAACCAGTCAAACATCCCTGACTGGCTGCGTCCTCAAGTTGAGCAAGTGCTTGGCGGTGCGACCAAAGAGTTGTTTAAGACAACCCAAACTGGTGTTGATAAAGATGGCAAGCCCATTTACGACATCACGGGCACCAAGGATTTCACGCCCTACAGTACCGACCCATCCAAGTACGTAGCGGGGTTTAGCCCTTTACAGACACAAGTTCAGAAAAACGCTGCCAACTTGCAGATGCCCGGCCAGTTCAATCAGGCCACCGGGCTTGCTAACGCCGCAGGACAAGGCGGCATGCAGTCTGCCCAACAAGCTCTTGGCTACGGAAATGCTGGGTTTCAGTCGGGCCAGCAAGGGCAGCAACTGGGTATCCAAGGTGGCCAAATGTACGGCCAAATGGGTGCTGGTTACGGCCAACAAGGCGCAAATCTTGGCATACAAGGCGGTCAGTATTACGGTGGCCAAGGCGCTGGATATGGCTCACAAGCCGCTGGTTTAGCGGGCCAAGCCCAAAGCTACGGTCAGAATGCCTCTGACATTGGCTTGATGGGCCTTCGCGCAGAGCAGTATGGCCGGAATATTTCTAGTCAAGCAGAAGACTATGCCGCACAGGCAGCACGCGCAGGTAGTGATTACGGCTATTTAATGCGTACACCTGCGGAGATGCAGAAGTACATGAGTCCGTATCAGTCTGCTGTAACTGATATCCAGCTAGAAGGCGCGCAACGCCAAGCCGATATTGCTGCGCAAACACGCAAGTCTCAAGCCGCTCGTGCAGGTGCTTATGGTGGTGCCCGTCAGGCTATTGAGAACGCTGAAGCTAACCGCGCATTGGCATCCCAGAAGGACGCCATCCGTGCACAAGGCTTGCAGTCTGCCTACGACAGAGCACAGCAAGCTATTCAAGCGGGCATGGGGTACGAATTGCAAGGTGTGGGTGCGGCCAATCAAAGTCTTGGCACGGCGCTTCAAGGCGGTCAACTTGGTTTGTCCGGCATTGGCCAAGCTATGCAGGGTCAGCAAGCAGGTCTGCAAGGTCTGTCTACAGCCAACCAACTCTACGGCACGGGTATCCAAGGCGCAGGCATGGGCTTGCAGGGGGTTAATGCGCAACTGGCGGGAACCGCGCAGGGTATGCAGGGTGCTCAAGTTGGTCTGCAAGGTGTGGATCGCCAATTGGCTGGTACAGCTCAAGGCATGCAGGGTGCTCAAGTTGGCCTTCAAGGTGTGACGGGTGCTCAAGCGGGTTACGGTCTGGCCAATCAGGCAGCATCAAACCTGTCCAATATCGGCACGGCGCAATTGGGCGCACAGACTGGCATCCTCGGGTTGCAGAACCAAATTGGTGCGCAACAACAAGACCGAGAGCAGCAGATCATCAACCAAGCCATTCAGAACTATGCGAACCAGCAGAATGCGCCAATGGACTCGCTTAACCAGTTCAACGCTTTGTTGCGTGGTTACGCTCTGCCCGGTACAACTACAACGCAGTATCAAGCCCAAGCAAATCCGTTGTCTCAAATTGTAGGCGCGGGGTCCACCATTTACGGCGCGTCCCAGCTTGCTAAGAAGAAGAAGGGCGGCACCGTGCGCTCTGGCATTTCCGACTTGGCTCTGTACAAAGCGATGCACTAAGGAAAAATCATGAGTCTCAATAGTCTTCAAGACAACATGTCCCGCCGTGCCGCATCAATGGCGGCAATGGCTAAACGCGCCACCAACCCCCAAGAGATTCAGGCCATCCAAAAGAGTCTTGTGGCAGGTGTCCAGAACGGTTCGATCCAACCGTATATTGGCATTCCCTTGATCCAAGACTTGACCAAGAAGATGACTGAGGCCAAAGCCAAGATGGCCCAAGCTATGACTGGTGCGGGGGTGCAGCAGCCACAAGGTGAGCAAGGTGCTCCGATTGCCCAGCAGATCATGCAGCAAGCTGCCCAAGAAAGCCAAGGCGTTGAGGCTTTGCCATCCAACCTGCCGCAAGAGTATGCAGGCGGGGGCATCATCGCGTTTGAAGAAGGCGGACCTGTTGAGCGGTTCCAAGTTGGTGGACAGCCAAAGTACGAGACCCCATACGACCGGATGAACCGTTTGAATCGTGAAGCGGCAGAACGTGCTGCTGCGGAACGCGAAGCGCAGGCCAGAGAACAAGGCATCATGCCCTACGGCCAACAGATGTCCAACGTAGGTAGCTTCTTGGGTAGTATCCCAATGAACGCCGTGAAGACACTGGTAAGCGCCCCCGGCTATGGGTTCAATAAAGACACCCCGCCTACCGCTACTCCTGCGGCTGTAAACAAAGACCTCGGCCCTGTACCCGGCACAACCGAGAAAGACGTTTTGGGTGGGCGTCCAACTGATGGTGCTGGGATCACTGCCCTGCCCGGTGTTGGTCGTGCGCCTGCTGCCGCCCCCGCCGGAGTAGCAAGTCTTGGCCAAGGGCCTTTGAACATACCCACAAAACCCAAGTACGAGAAGTCACTTGAGCAGACTGCCCGAGACGAGTTTGCAGGTTTGGGTGCGCGTTCGGATACCCGCATTGACGAGCTTGTTGCCGCGCAGTCCAAGAACAAGATGGAAGGCAAAGCCTTTGACGGCCTGAAGAAGACGTTGGAGGAAGAAGCTGCCCAAGCTGGCATTGAGAAATCTGATGCCAAGGCTATGGCTATCTTTAAAGCGGGTCTGGCAATAATGTCTGGCACCTCGCGCAACGCGCTGGAGAACATTGGCAAGGGCGCTATGACTGGCGCAGAAGACTACCAACGCGCCGCTGCCGACCTGAAGAAGGCTGACAAAGAGCGCCAGAAACAGTTTGCTGCTATTGAGGAAGCACGCCGTGCGGAAGACCGCGACGATGTGAAGACCCGCAACGCCCAGTTGGACAAAGCCTACACGGCCAAGCAGCGTCAGGATGAGTTGGGTATTGCCGCCATCATGGCAGGTACTGGCAAAGACCGCGATACTGCGACCGAACTTTGGAAGACCGAGTACAGCGGAGCTAAAACCATTGAAGCTGCCAAGATTGGTGCAGGAGCTACGCTGGGTGCTGCTCAGATTGGTGCTGACTCCCGTCTCCAAGCTGCTGAACTCAAAAATGCTTTGTTAGCTGGTGGTGGCGGTAAGGGTGCTTTGACCCAAGACCAATTGATCAAAAACCGCCAGACTATTGCCGAGTCCCCACAGATTGCTGCATTCAAGAAACAGCTTGTGGACCAGTACGGGAAGAACGTAGTGAACCAGCCGGGCTACCAAGATGCAGTCAACAAACAAATTGACCAACTCCTGATGCAACTGTCTGCACAACCCGGCGCTTCTATGGGATTTAATATGACGCCTGCGCAACAATCGCTGGTCAGCAAGTACCTGAACCCACGATAATCACGGCAGTACATAAGGAATCAGTATGGATTTGGCACGTGTCCTCCAAGCGTTAAAAAATGCGGACGCAGCGGGGGATACAGCCGCTGCCCAGCAACTGGCGCAACTTGCGCAGCAAATGTCGCAGCCAGCCAAGGCCCCAGTCCCCGAGTTCAAACGGGACTACACCACGGGGGAGATGCTGTCTAAGGCGGTTACCCGTGGGGCCAAACAACTTGGCTCTGCATTTGGTGACGTGCTTCCTGCTATGGGGGCAAGTGCGCTTGGGTTTGACGAGTACGCCCAACGCCAGATGGGTGAAGCTGCTGACACGCAGGCTGAGATCGAGCGGAACTACGCCCCTCAATACCGTGGCACACAAGACGTAACTGGGTTGGGTAGTGCCTTGGGCTTTGGCCTTGAGACTATTGCCGAGCAGGTTCCCAACATCGCCACTGCGCTGGTCCCCGGTCTGGGTGCTGGTGCTATTGCCGCTCGTGCAGGTGCTGGCCTTGCTGGTCGGGCTGCTGCTGTCAACGCAGGTACGTTCCTTGGGTCTTACTCACAGACGGCCCCAGAAGTTTTTCAGAACATCTACGAGACCACAGGCAAGATGGAGCCGGGCGTTTCCGCTTTGTTTGGCGCTGGCTCCGCTGCACTGGACTCCATTCTCCCTGCACAGTTGGCCAAGAGCATCACAGGCCCACTCAAGGTAGGCATCATCGAGAAAGTGCTGGAGAAATCCGGCATGGACAAGGGCCTGTTGCGCTCTGTGACCGCTGGCATGGCCAAAGGTGTGGGCGGCGAAGGTCTGACTGAGGGTGCACAAGAAGGCATCAACATCGCCGCTGAACGGTTTGTTGCCGAGAACCCAGAAGTGTTTGGCAGCAAGGAATGGGACCGCATCATGCAGTCCGCTGTCAAAGGCGCGATTGCCGGTGGTGCATTTGGTACTGCCGGTGGGGGCATAGAAGCTGGTCGGGCCGCAGCCCAGCGCCGTGAAGAGTATGCCCAAGCCTTGGAAAAACGTGGCGACCGCCAAGCTGCTGCCGAAGTGCGCCGTCAAAGCGCCGAGATCGAGGCCGCACAAGCACAGGACCCACAACAGTCACTGCCCGGTTTTGAGATGGGGCCTGCCACGGGGTTGATGCCCACTGCTGAACCGACAGAAGTGCAGAGTAAATCTCCTAAGAGCACACAGGCAGAGATGTTTACGGCTGAAGGTGAGCTGGCTCCCGGCATGACCAAGCTGGCCGACAAGGACACCAAAGCCGCTGCCAACCGTGAACGTCAGGCGCAGCAACGTGAAGCTGCCCAGATCAAGGCAGACCAGAAGGCGCTCAAGGATGCACTGGCTGGGCTGACCGCGACCCCCACAGATTTGGTGAGTTTGGCCAAAGCGCCGCCTCCAATTCAGCAGACCATCATGCAGGCTCAGGGCGAAATGGATACCCTCGCTGCCAAACGTGGCCCAAAGGTACAATCTGCGCCCCCCATACAAGCTCAACCTACAACAACTCCTACAGTGACGCCCCCCGCGCCTGTGGTTGAGCCCGTAGTTGAGCCCGTAGTTGAGCCCGTAGTTGAGCCCGTAGTTGAGCCTGTGGCTGAATCCACCGTGATCGGTGCGGACAAGGATGGCCTGAAGGCATTTGGGAAGACGTTTGGGATTGGCCCCACAGCCAGAATACTGCGGGCAGATGGCCCGTTGGCTGGCAAAGACATTTCTGATCCCGCGCAGGCTGCTGAAGTCCGTGCGGTGTTAGAGGCATACGCATCCGGCAAACCTGCCGTGGGTGCAGCCGAGAAGATCGAAGCATATCTGAAACGACCAGAGTTTCAAGGAGCCCAAAATGTTGCAGGACCTGTCACAGAACCAGTTGGAGCAAGCCCTGAGTTGGCTGGCGAACCCGGACCTATTGCAGCGCCCGGACCCGTTGAAGCACCTGAACGAGGTGGAATGGTTCCTGCTGGACAACCTGCTGAGTACCCTGCTGGCGGAGAAGGACAGCAGCCCAGTTCATTAACTGAAGAAGGAGCCCCAAGTGGCGTTGAAACCCCTGAAGCCATCCAAGCAGAAACGCAAGGACAAGAACCAGCCGTTGCCGAGCCCATTGGAAAGCGTGCAGCCACAGACATAAAGAAGGCTGAGAAAGGCCGCATCGAAGCCAAGCGTGAGCAGAACGAGTTCATCGCCAGCAACGACCAGCGGGTTGACGACCTCCTGACTGGGCGCTTGCGTGCACTGGGTAAGGAAGCTGGCCTGCGTGCCAAAGACCTACCGTCTGAGAAGTACCGCGACACCGAAGCGCACAAAATGCTGCGCCTGCCCGGCTTGTTCAACGAGTTCTTCCGCTTGCAAGGTGTTGTGGCCAAGGCACAGGAGCCCAACCAGAAGGCCAAGAACGAACAGAGTCTCAAGCAGATCACTGATGCGATTGCCGCTGCTGATCCAAACGCCAACCAGATGCTGGGTGCTTTGCGTCAGATGTCCACCCAACAACGGGACACGCTCATCTCGCAGATGAACAAACAAGGCTTTGAGGCGTTTGAAGCTGAAGCCAAGGCACGGGTCGCTGCCATCAAGCAAGAGAAAGCCGAAAGCCGTACCGAAGCTGATACGGCACAGGAGATTGGCGACGAGGAGTTGGAGGCACTGGCCAACACGTTCAACGAGCGTTTCTTCCAAGAGACTGGCAAGCGCATCTTCCTGCCCAAGTTTGTTGGCCCTGAGTTCGACAACACCGACCGCGAGTTGGCTGCGCAAGGCAACGGCAACGCCCTGCTGCGCAACATGATTGACCAGACCAGCAGCCCCGCTATCAAGCACGTGCTGCGCAAGTTGCGTTCGTTGAACCTGACCACCAAGATCGTGGTCGGCCCTGTTGAGGGCAACCGTTCTGGCTCCTACGATCCAGCTACCGACACGATCACGCTGAGTCCTGAGTTTGGTTTGAACGCACACACGTTCATCCACGAGTACACGCACGCTGCTATCTCCAAGGTGTTGGCCAACCCCAACCACCCACTGACAAAGCAGTTCGTCAAGTTCTTCAACCAGATGCAAGATCGACTGGGCGCTGCGTACGGTGCACAAGACCTGCAAGAATTCGCCGCTGAGTTGGTGGGCAACCCTGAGTTCCAAGCGGTGCTCAAGTCCATCAAGACCCCGCGCAGCGAGAGCATGTTCAAGCGCATCATGCAGTCCATCGCTGAGTTCTTCGGGTTCCAGAAGTCTGCCTACGACACGGGCCTCAACTTCATCAATGATGCGATAGACATCTCCGGCGACGTGGAAGCAAACGCTGCTGACAAGATGTTCCAAGGTATGGGTGACTTCAAGGCTGTGTCCAACATCGGCAACGCCATGCCTCGTCTCGCTGGCGATATGATCGACCGCACCCGCAACGTCTTGTCCAACGCACGTGAGTCGGGTATTGCTCAAGCAGCCTTCGGTCTGTTGCGCCTTGACAACATCAACACCCTGTACAAGAAAGAGCTGCCGTCCATCCAGACGCTGCTCAATGCGTTGGAAAAACGCAACGGTATGCAGGAAGCGATGATCAAGGGCATCAACACCAAGTACAAAGACATGGTGGCGGTGCAGCAGAAGTACCCCCAAGCTATGAAGCGGGTCAACGACATCGCCATCGACGCACGTCTGAAGGCGGTAGACATCCTCGACCCCAACTTTAAGCCAACCCCCGGCAACATCAACGACTACCAGAACCTCAAGCAAGCGTTCAGCACGCTGCCCAAAGAGGTGCGGGACGTGTACCGTACCATCCGCAAGGACTACGAGAACTCCCTCGATGCGTATGAGAAGGTGCTGTTGGATGCCGCTGGCGGTGTGTCTCCATCTTTGGCTAAACGTCTTACTCTACAGTTCCAGACCCGCAAGCGCGTAGTCGGCTACGTGCCGTTCTTGCGCCAAGGCGACTTCTGGGTTGAGTATGCTGACCCTGCAACAGGTGAGCGCACAGCCACTTCGTTTGAGTCGTTCCGCCAGCGCCAGCAGTTCACTGACCAGATGCTTGCACCCAAGGGCATCCAGTTTAAGAACTACCAGAACTTGCAGGACATCCGGTTCAGCGGTGAGAGCTTGCCTCCTACCCACTTCTTGGCTGAAGTGATGACTGGATTGAAGAAGCAAGGCGCATCACAGGCACAGATCGACAGCGTGTACCAGTCGTACCTGACGCTGTTCCCCGGCGAGTCCATCGTCAAGCAGTTCATGAAGTCCAAGAACGTGCTGGGTATGGACCGCGATATTGTCCGTGGCTACGGTGAC